GCTCTGACTGGCGAGGGGAACCGTCAATTGAGCACAACACCGAGCCAGATACTAGTTATATAGAGCTTGGGGGAGTAGCGTATGGAGGAGACGCAACTGGAACCTTCGGCGCCTTTCTGTCCGGCGCTCCAGGAAACGCTCCAGGATACTTTGGGGTAGTTAAGAAAGTTACTGGACTCGCAATTCCAGGGCAGGACGACCTGAATCGCTTATGTGGCCTTTACTATGGCCACGCGGTAAACGAGTTCCCTCAAAATACCTTTCCGTTAGCAGGTAACTATCGGATACACGATATTACGCCGCAAAGGTGGACGTATGTCACTCTGCAGGAGACAGATACCCCACGTGGTCTAATATGGAATCGTAGACGACATACTGTTACCCGTATGAGCTTTAACTATATCCCCGGGGTAAGTGCATTGCTCTCAGAGATAACCCTTAAGCAGGAAACCTCGGGTCCTCCTGGGGATACTATCGTAATCCCTACCGACCCTCCGTATACAACTGATTCTCATCTATTATCCCTTCCCCCTCCCCCAGTACCACCCCCTACAGGTGTTGGTACTGGCAATATAATGTATTGTATTGCTGACTGCCTTACACCCGAGCAGACTGACAACGCTAATAGTTATGGTGGGACCTACATTATTAGGACGTTCAACTTTCCTAGTAGCCCCCCTGTTTGGGAGAACATTACTGGGAGTATTACTGGAGCAATATTCTGTCTACGCTTGGATCCATGGAACCCCAAGGACCGTGCTTATGCAATCTCCGAAGACGGTGTCTGGGTCTCGAGTAATATACGGGCTGCTACAGTTACATGGACTAACGTCCTAACATTAACCCAGATGCACACGGCCACGAACGTAAATATGCGGTTTACGTTCAACGGTTGGGGGTCTCCAAACGACCAAGGGTACTTTGGTATCTTTGTACATGACTTTGGCGGAAACACTACTGGCGCTGGCTACTTTGGCTGGACGAGTAACATAGACGGCGGCTCTGGTACTTGGACCTGGACCTTAGTCAACGCTAGAAACTTTAGGTCGACTCCACGCCTACACATAAGTACACATACAACCGACAATATCTATATTGTCGGATACGACGATTTCGGGATGGGGACTGCAGGTATCTTTGCTTGGTACTCAGCCAACGGAGGTACCTCCTTCACTAGGACTACTACTAGACTGGTCAATAGCCAGTACGCTATGGCGCTTTTCAATCCACATGCCAATACCAGCGAGTCTCGGTGGCTGCTTAGCAGTGAGCTGTTATACTTATCCACTACGGGGATTACCGGAACGTTTAATGCTGTCACTATGTCGGTACCCCCAGCTACTGGGCCTGTTTATGCTCCTGAGGGTATAACAGAAAGCCCCTCGACCAATGGCCTAGCAAGTTATGTTGTTTCCGCATTAAGTAGGCTGTTTAAGCTAAATGGTAGTGTAGCTACTCTGGTTGGCGATCTACCAGCAATGACCTTTAGCGAGCTTACTACCGGGCACGGACTCGGCGGTTGGCCCTATAACAATAACCAACTACAGATATCTACGCAAGCTCAGATCTGGAGATCAATAGACGGAGGCCTTTCGTGGATTGAGAAAACTGGGAACGCTGGAAGCTTTTGTACCAGTACCCGAGTATTTAGAAACCTAGTCCCGATCTGGGTAGCCACATGAAACGCCACCCCATCGATACCCTAAAAACGTCCCTAAAGGGCTTGCTAGCGTCAAAGTCCGATGAACCCGAAGAAGTGCCAGGCCGCCTAGGTACATATGTTGCTGGAGTCCAAGTAATTGCTGTCCCTAATCGTCCAGACTTCGTCTTTGTACGAGTTCGTGGGCGCCAATCAGAAGTTATCGCAGCCTTTAATGACACAGTAGGATTGCACTTCGATCTCCCAGTAATTCTCATCCGGGATAAGCACACCCCACAGTTCTATAGAGTTAAGGGACGCGACATTAATATCTATCGAAACTGGGGCGGCTTCGCGTATACCGTACATCACGGAAATCAGCACTCCTTTGGGGCAGGAGATACTCCGGGACAAGACGTTGCGTGGATATTTAAACGCCAGTTCATGCCTTTACTGCTGCGCCCATATGATATTACTGGTAGCATGGCAGCATATGTCGAGGCTGACTATTATGCCTGGGGAAACGAATACAAGTACTGGCCAGGGTCGGGAACGGTTGATTTCACTCCCGCGGTACCCACAGATAGTGGTGTCGGGCGCTTCATCACTGTATACCTAGATGGGGACGCTGAACTACTAGGGTATATCACAGGATCGTTCTTTAACCTAGCGTACCCAGGGGACGTAGTGTCCAACGTCCCAGTGCCAACACCTCAACAAGGAATTCCTGTTGGAGCCGTACTACTAACAAGTAGTACTGGCAACATTAGCTGGGATGACCTCTTCGACATCCGTGTTGTCATTAACTCGGTCGGCTCCCTTGTTGGACCTCATGGCCTTATAGACGCATCAGTCCATACAGACACGATGACACATACACCCGTGTTCGGCGATCTCATTTACGCCAATACGGTCCCGAAATGGTCGAAGCTAGGCGTTGGGATTGGGGGGCAGTACTTAAAGATACCCGTGACTGGAGCCGGGCCAACATGGACTACTCCCAAGTATTCTGATCTTACAGGGACACCGCCTAGCCATACCCTTTTTGATGCAGACATGCATTCGGATACGCTAACCTATACTCCTCCCGCTGCGGGTGACTTAATTTATGGTGGCCCGTCACAAAAATGGTTAAGGAAGCCAGTAGGACCAGTGAGCTGGTTCCTGAAGGTCGTTCCTGGCGAAGTCGATTGGTCTCCGGTCAGGTTCTCTGATATCACAGGTACGCTAGGAACTGGGCAACACGGTACTTTGTCTGATGGTGATCACTCTGGATTGTTGGCTGGCAATGCTAGGGTTGCAGTTAACAAAAATTCTGGGGCAACAATAGGAACTCGGAGGCGCCTTAACTTCATCGAAGGGGCTGGGATTACGATAACGGCAACCGACGACTCAGGAAACGAAGAAATCGACCTTACCCTTGGTGCAGTCGTCTCTGGGCCTCATGGTATCAGCGGGAATATACAATACAACCAAACCGGGTCATTTGGGTCCGTGGATACCTTTAACTACTCAACCTCCACCCAAAGGCTTAGTATCCCCGGAGTCTTTGTTACAGAAGACATTCGGTTGACTGCAGACTCTACTCCAGCTACAATCACATCTAACCAGAACGACTACGCCCTAACCGACTACCTTCGCCGGTCCGTTTTACGACTAGCTAGTGATGCGGCCTGGGATATCACTGGGATGACTAATGGTACTGATGGGTGGATGCTAATGCTGTTCAACATTGGAAGCTTTAACATTACACTCAAGAACCAATCGGCTTCAAGTTCAGATGTAAACAGGTTCGCTCTTCCTGCTGATGTAGTACTTGTTCCTAATGCTGGTATCTGGCTACGGTATGATAATACATCTAATCGTTGGCGAGGTTTAACACTTTAAGAAGGAAAGGAGGTGATACAAATGGATGACCCAATGACTGTTGCAGCGGCGCTTGTTGTCGTGGCAAACCGGATTGTGGAAGGGATCTTGATTCCGATTCGACAGCGGTATCCGGGACTGGATCTGTGGTGGGGAGCCTACCTAAGTTGGTTGATTGGTGGCCTCTTGCTCTTCGGGGCGGGGATTAACTTGTTCCCAATGTTTCCGGAACTATTGGGACGGCTTGTTACCGCAATCGCAATCGGTGGCGGTGCAAGTCTCTTGAGCGACGGTATCGATGTAGTTAAGTCTCTGAAACGGCAGTACTTGAGACAGAAGCCCGTTTGATCCGGCGCTCAATCCGATGGTAAGCAAGTAGTTCCGCTAAGCGAGTAGCTATTCCGTGACGGTCCTTAGAGTCCTTTGTAGTTGCGAATTGTAAGACCAGGGACAGCTCCTGTTTACGCTGCTCGCTTAGCGGACACCCTAACAAGTGTCTAGCAGCATATTCTAAGTCGCCTCTCTTCGAGACGATAACGTCGTACACACGAAGATGGGGACGGACTCGTCCGTGTATCTGCCTCTGCAAGAAGTCGGCTACCACTATGTCGTTCACATAGCAATGAATGGCGACATAACCTTGGTTAGTTACGTAAATGTGTCCCGTCTCTACAAAGACCCTTGTAAGGATATTTTCTGTAACGTCCCCCATCTGGGACCTCCTTCAGCATCTGCTCGCCACTTCACTTCTGGGTAGAACTCTTGCCCTACAGCTACCATCTCACCTGTAACTAACCGAGCACACTCCTCCAATCCCTCTGTAGGTACCTCGCTAATAATCGAGTCGTACACCAACAATAGAATATGCCCATCAAGATCCAACAGCCTTGAATTAACTCTGATAGCTGCTAAGTTTGTCAGATCAGCTGCTCCCCCTTGAATCGGAGCGTTAAAGGCTGCTTTACGGGCCTCGTCCTGGTTGGTGTAGTGAATAAACGGGATACGTCTCCTGCGTCCGGTACGGTATTGAACATACCCTTGTTTTTTCATGGTCTCTGCGTACTCCTGTCTAGCGGCTTTCAGGCGGGGCATTAACTTCTCATACTTACGAATGAACTCCTTTGCACGTTCGATAGGCATCTCACTTGTCTGGGCTAAGGAATACTCCGACCCACCGTACAAGTAGCTAAAGTTGACCATCTTGGCTTGGTTACGTTCGTTCTTACTATAGTTAGGTCCGTAGATAGGGATCGCTACTTCAGCGTGGACGTCCTTGCCCTGGGCATAAGCTTCGATCAAAAAAGTTTCTCCGCTAATAGCAGCTCCTACTCGTAACTCTGCTTGGCTGTAGTCACAAACCAAGAGTGAGTACCCTTCCCGAGCTACAAAAGCGTCACGGATAATCTTTCCCCACTGCCCAACTTCCTTTTCATCTGCTCGCGGAATTGTTTGAAGTGCCGGGTCTTTTACAACTGGTCTTCCCGTCTCGGTGCCGTGGAGCTGTCCATCTGCATGGATGTCACTATCGTCGTCTGCCATGTCTAATAAGTTGTTGACATAGGACGATTGCATCTTAGCAATCTTACGATACCTAAGCATTGACTCGATAACTGGGTGCTGGCCACGCATCAGCTCTAAGGTCTCCTTCCCAGTAGACCCAGCCGCTATCTTGGGCTTCCTGGGCTGTTTCAAGCTAGCAACCGTATACAGAAAATACTTTACCTGTGCTGGCGAGTTTGGATTGTCGATATGATGCTTCGACTCTTCCCAGACCCGACTACGTAAGATCTCTAGCTCTTTGTCGAACGTGTACTTCTGGGCCGCCAAGTACTCTGTGTCTAACCTAAAGCCTCGCAGTTCAGCTTGAGTAAACACTTCCTGTAGCGGCATCAGTATCCTAGTAAACGGCCACTCGTACATTCCATGAGCTAACAAATGGTCTGTGAAAACATACTTAAGGCGTAACGTACACACTGCGTCCCAAGCTGCGTACTGGCACATTACTTCCCACGGAATCTTTGCATATGAATCGTTCTTGGTGGCCAGATATTGACGTAGTCCAACTTCGTAGTCCGGTACGTTCAAAAACCTAGACGACAACCCTTTCAAGTCGTGGGTTCCCTTTCGCTCGTCAAGGGTATAATGTGCAAGCATAGTGTCGAAGTCGACACGTGCTTCAGCCATTTTGAGCTGGTAACGCAAGAAACGGACATCGAACTTACCATTATGGGCTATAAATGTGCGTCGCGGATCGTTCCACCACTTAGTCCACAAATCTGTCTTCGTCCGATCGTACAAAAGGTTAATGGGTGCTTGGGGGTGTGCTCCTGGGATGATGAAAGCATGCCCGTCCCTGTCTGTTATGGTCATTAGCAGGATACGATCGTAGACGAAGTTGACGTTTGACGTCTCGAGATCGAAAGCTATTTCTCCTGTTAGCCCCTCAGGTCCAAGTAGCCGGGTAAGTTCTTCTGTAGTTGTAATGACTGTATACGTAGGTGTTGTGACGCTTGGATGAGGCGTTGTTGTACAAAACTTAAGAACGTCCTCAAAGAAGGTCTTTGCCTCGTCCGGCGCCCTAATAATGAACGCGGGGTGGTGGGTTGATAAAGCTGAGAGTGAGCCACCTACCCATTGGTGGTCTAGCTCAATAGGCATCCATCGACCATGTAAAGTTGTTTGAGATTCGTGCCCCCGATCCTTTGCAAGGACTTGCCGAGCGACCTTACCAAGGATTAAGACCGGACGGGCATCTTGGGATAGCTCATGCACTAGTCTAGGACGACAACAAGCAGCAGCTGCGGCAACGTCTTCGTCTTTGGTTTCCCGTAACGGCCAACAGAGAACCGCGTTCGTAACGTTACACTCTGCTCGGTGTACTCCAGCCTTCGCCATAGTGGCCCAGAGAAGTTTACCCGAAGGCCCAATGAAACTAGCTTCTTGGGCTCCTGCATGGGCAGCTCCTGCTTCCATGTCTCCAGGGGACTCTCCCACAATTGTAAAACGAGCATCAGGTTTGTAGGGGTCCGATGCTACAAAGATTCGATCCTTCAAGGGACACGCGTTACAGTTTGCGAGCGGAGCTTTAGGTTCCATATTAGGCGCCCTCGCCGTATGCTAGAAAGCCCGCCACAATCCCTAGGGCAAAGCCAACTACGACGCCAATAACGACCCCTAGTACGAAAGCAACTATTATAGGGAACATTTAGGTCTCCTTCCTTTCCGTAAGGAAACGTACCATTAGCTTACGGTCCGTAGGCTCAACATGTTCGAAGTTTGGAGGCATCGGGACAGTCCCAACTACGGACAGATATACTCTTGGGACTTTCATCCCAGCAAGTATTTGGACTACTGCATCTAAGGTAGCCCAGTCATCATAGTACAACACAATAGCTGATCGGTACTCTCGATCGACACAAGCAGTTGCCTTCTTGTTTGTTACTTCGTCACTGACAGTTATGTGCATAGTTACTCCTCGTCGAGGAAGTATAATACGTCTTCGGCAACCCGTTGAGCCATTGCCCCAATCTGGACTAACTCCTTTAAAACCTCTTTGGGGTCACGTGCCTCAGCCTTTTTCCTAACCTCGTCCCAGAGTTCGTCTAGCTCCTCCAAGAGAATTGCATATCCTTCATGTAGGGAAGCTATTGGGGGATTGGTCTCGTGGGCATGTATACCCTCGAGTCTGACCAAGTTACAAAAACGAGTGTTCATTTTCGGCTCCTTAGTACCACGTAAGCTACTAAATGGTAACCTGCGTGTAGCGCGTAAAAGATAGCTGTAGAGAGCCACAGCCAAATTACTATCAGAATAACCGCAATAGCTTGGACGTCGTTTATCATTGGGACTCTCATGCTATTGCATGGAGCCATTCAAGCCGCGCGGAGTCACTAGTTAGGAATACCCCTCGTAACTCACTTGTGATCATTGAAGCTCCTACCTTTCTGACACCCCTACATGCCATACATGTATGGGTGGCTTTCATTTGTACAGCGACTCCCATGGCAGCTGCCTTGTGTTTGAAGTCCGCTGCAATTGCTTCGGTAAGCAGTTCTTGTGTTTGTGGTCTACGTGCCCAGAACTCGACCAAGCGTGGGATCTTAGACGCGCCGACCATAAGCTCGTTTGGGATGTATCCGAGGTGTGCTATACCGTGGAACGGCAATAAGTGATGCTTACAGATACTACTGAACTCCATGTCCCGGACTACGATTAGCTGGTTCACCTCCGCGGGAAACATTGTGAAGATAAAGTCCGGGGCAGGGAGTGGAATGTACTCTCGCAGATACTTCACGAACCTTTCGGCTGTATGCTGCTGGCTATCATCCCAATCGTACCCTGGGAAGATATCAGTCAACACTTGTTGCATAGCGTCTATAGAGTCCAGCCACCGTTGGTTGCCCGTTTGGATCCCCTCGATCCCTGGAAAGACTTTTTTCTTTTTCATACGCCTCGTTTCTGTCCCCATAGAAGGACATGTACTTGTGGTAGGACTGTAAAGTTGCAGAACTTATCCGGGGCGTTCAATACCCAGTCCACAACTTTCTCGTAGTCAGCTAGTACCTGCCCACGAGTCATTGCAATACCCGCACTAGCTACCGCAAGGTCAGTACCAATTGATAGGTACGGTTGTACCCAGCCTGGGACCCCTTTCATTTGTAGACGCGAATAGACCTCAAACGCCCAGGTAAGGTCCGCTTGGTCGAATACTACAAACTTGAGTGCAGTAGTATGTCTGGCCAGACGGTAAGCTAAAAGTTCTCGAAGGACCCCAAGATCAATCTTATCCTGCATACCACTTGACGGAGGCTTCGGGCTGACCACTAAACATTCGATCCCGGCGGACACTTGAGGGGTTAAGACGCGACTTCCTTGTGTCTCCATAGCTAGTCGTAGTCCTTGTTGGAGCATTGCCACCACAAACGCTCCGTCTGCAAATAATGCAGGATTACCTCCCGATAGGGTTATCCAGTCTCCACCTCGAGCCCCAAGAGTTTTCAACTGGTTGGCAATGGCGAATCTGCCCATTTGGTCGACATGCCATCCTGGGTACTTTGGTAATACTGCATACTTGGTATCGCACCAGGAGCAGTCGTAGTCGCACCCTGCAAATCTTACAAAGAAGGTCCGCGTCCCTACCATGGGACCCTCCCCCTGTATGGTCGGACCAAAGATCTCGCTGATCGGGTACGTATGCTCGCTCTCCGCGAGCTGTTGTTTACGCAGACTGATATTAGTCATTTAAGTACTCCTTGTAAAGGTGTATTAGAAACATCTTTCCTGCAGCGACTGGCATCGCCTTAAGCAAAGAATGAGCTGTATCCCAAATACGTGCCACAGTCTCCTGCATGGGTGTTAGAGTCACCTCAGGATACTTCTCCTTAAGCCATACTGTGAAAGGGGTAAAGTATTTACCCTGCCTCTGTGGGGCATCACTCGGTGTCATCGTCAGTCTCCTCATCAAGTACAAAGACCGTCAACGCACCTTGTGCCTCATGTACCTGTAGTAGCAACCTGTTTGCTGCCTGACGCAGCGCTTGGATGTTCTGTACTGGCAAAACATCAAGACTATTAGAGCGCGCAAGTTTGTTCACGCTCCCAGCTACGCCTTCAAGACTGTCTAGCACTTCTCTAGCTTGCTGTTTCTTGGTTTGCGGCATCAGCTATTCCTCCCAATAAGTTGTCAAGTGCATCTCCATTTAGGCATTGAACAACGAAACCCCCAACATCGCGAAGGTCGTGGACCCAGCGTCGTAATGGGGTAGCTGCACGTAGTTCCGCAGATCCTATACCTGGTTCGGGCAAGTGCTCGTTACCTCCGTCGAGTATGAAGGTAGGAGCATAGACGTAGTCGCTACGATTAAGGTGCCCCTTCACCTTTAGAGCAGCGTCCCACATCTTATTGTTCTTTTGGCACCAAGGGCAGTTAGCCATAGGGGACCTCCCCAATGTACTCAGCAAACGTCTTGGGAGTCTCTGACACTACAATGCCTAGCAGTTGGATGTTCTTCCAGTCTTTGAGCTTTGTGGCAATCCGCTTCCAGAGCCATACCGAAAGCTCTTCCGCAGTAGTTCGTGCTATAGGCAACTCAACAACGTTACCTAGAGCCTTGTCAATATCGATTGTATCGAGGTCGAAAACAGGTTCCGACAGGTTAGCCGACAGAAACGAGTGGTCGAGCTGTTCGATAATTGGTTTAACAATAGCATCGAGGTCGAAGTAGTCCATGACCATCGTCTCGTCGGTCTTGTATCCGGGGTAAGACTTAAAGGGTCGCCAACTCTCATTATTAGTAAGCTGTGCGCCCTTAACCCATACCTCTACCGTGTAAGTGTGTCCATGGACGTTAGCACACTTACCTTGGTGTTCTTTCAATTGGTGGGCAGCGTCAAACGAGTAACGCTTCCCAATTTTGACTAACATAGTTATCTCCTTCTCGAACTAGTTTAGATTGAGTACTAGGCTCCATTTGTAGCGCCGGTTGAAAACTACACATATAGGTGACGGAGAAGGTCCCTTGGTCTCGTACCAAGTCCCGCACCTAGGACAGGTGTACCGTCCCTGTTGTATCTCTTTAACAAGGTGCCTACGAATTACCCCACAGCCAAGACAGTTACTCGCTGTTGTAGCATACGGGTCGACATTCTCCCAGGAAGGCCGAAACGGGTCAAGGTCCTTCTCTGTGCAATAGACAACCTTTTCGCTACCCTGCGATAACATAGGCATCGCACCCATCCCAATCAATTTGGACTGCGTACGCAATCGGGTCGATTAATTTGGCCGCCTTGAAAGCGTTCACCCTCTCGATGCATGATGGACACCTACCACATGCAAAAATGTTGGCATCCTGGGTTACTGGGGTATAGCACGTATGTGTTAAGTGTGCTGGGACGCCCAACTTGTAAGCTAGCTCTACAACGTCCTTCTTCAGCATCCACAGTAACGGGTACACCAAGCGAACTGGGTTAGGTTGAGTACCTACGAACATTGCATTACCCATGGCCCCTAAAAACTCAGGCGTGCAATCTGGATAAGCCCAGTTAAGGGCGTCCTCAGCATGGGCTCCAAACCAGACATGCGACGCTCCCCTAGTTACCGCAATCGTGGTTGCCACCGAGATCAGATTGGCGTTGCGGAAGGGAACAATGGTAGGAGCGACCTCGTCCGTCATCGGAACGTCACCCATTAGAGCTGACTTATGCTTGAAGATATCCGGAAGAGATACCTCAAAGAGCTCAAGGTTTCCCCCTGCAAGAGCAAACCAGTCAAGAATCTCTGGAAGCTTAAGGCGCTCAAACTTGTTGTGAGTTGAGCCATATTCCGCCCAAACCGCATATACTGGGTCGTGTTGCTGTAGTGCCAGAGCCAAAGTCGTTGTCGAATCTAGTCCTGCGCTAGTTAGTACGACCGCTGGGGTCTTCTTCATCATGTTCTCCTAGAAGCAGCATAAGCACAAGCACTCCTACTAGAAACCCAAGTATGAAGCCTACCAGGAAATATGGGTCCATTAGAAAGTTACCTCCACTATGCGAGTATTGATTTCGTCGGGTACATCTAGCCCAACTTCATGAGCAGCTTTTAGGTTGATCCCATAGCACCAACGACTTCCAACTTTCTTTGGTGCTACGACATACTGACCTACTCTCTCAAGCAGTTGTGCTTGTATTGCCGCACGATCTAAAGTCGTTGATCCAGACGCTCGTCGCCGCATCTTCCAATAGTCAAACGCTGTTGCTAGTTGGAACCATAATACTCCTTCCTCCACAATAGCGTAGAAGCTATGCTTCCCCATTGCTACTGTGTTGATAAGAAACTCGCTGAACTCGTCTCCTAGTGCGGCTCCTCGTCCAAGGCGCTCAGAGTAAACTGCGTTGAGAGCCGTACCCAATGCTTCGGCTGCATCCGGAAAAGGAAGCTCCAGGCCCATAGTGGAGGCGAAAGAGACCATCGACTCAACTCCGCAAAGGCATACAACCAGATTGTTGCGTATGCGATCCGGCAGTGTAGCCGGAAACGCCTTAAAAACCGAAGCAGTCGCCCCCACCAGGAGTTCGTCGAGGTCTGCCCTAAGAGTAAACTGTATGTATGGTTTCGCCAAGCCGTTAAGCGGTTGCCCCAAAAGGGTCTTGAAGGCTTCATGGTAAGAGGTTCCTTCCCTGATAGTATCCGGATGCATTGGGACGGCAATAATACGCTCCTTGGCCGCTGCATCGTTAAGGATATCTTCCCCATCGACCGTGAACGGGGCTATCAACGGGTAGTCTATCGTAGTCTGGTCACTCCTACCCCTAGGATCGTGTCCCGTATCGTACGCCAACCTAACGTATTGCAGAAACTGTTCGGCTCGTTTTGAGTCCGCCCGGAACTCCCCGAAAGAGATTGGAAGAGCATTAGTTGAGCCCAGTAGTGAGAGAAGTACAAATTGGGTCGTGCCGCAATCGTAGATAGCGGGGCGTTCGTATCCTATAAGCTTCTGCATCAACTTAATTAAGGACGTTTTCCCCGAGCCACGAGTGCCAAACAAGTTAAGGACTGGAAACTTATACCCACGCTCCTCCAACATAGTCTTGTACGGAGTTACCATAAACCAGCTCAATACAGGCCAGATAACGTCTGGGGTATTCACTTGAGTCAATAACTGTAGGTCAGGAAGCACACCCCCTGTATACCTTACCCTTGGTACCTCGCGTCCGGTTCGAAGATACACGATCGGACTATCTCGCCCGGTGTAGACTCCTTCTACGTCTAGAGTCTGCGACGGCCCCACCCAATACGACCCGTGACGGCCTAATACCTTAGTACTTCTAGCCTTAGGTAAGCCTACGTCTTCAAGTTGCTTCACCAAGTACGGTAGAAGAGCTCTTACGTCGTCGTCACGACCTAACCATACCCAAGCGGCTACCGGGAGTTGTTTATCCAACGCTCGTCGGTCGTTGAAAGCGCTTCGTGTAAGTACCACATCCTTCCACGTGTGCCCAGATGCCTTAATTGAACCTACCAGAGCATCTTCGTCGCCTTCCAGAAGTATCTCAGGGGTGAAGGTAAACGTGGAAAGGCGTTGCCTTCCGCGACTTCGTTCGACGTAGTACCCATTCTCACCTTCTATGATATCCCCATAGACTTTACGCTTTGCTGTTAACCGAACAGCCTTTTCTCTGACCGCACCAATGGTATGCTCAAGGTACTCCTTACCGTTGGTATTCGGGTCCCTGAACTTATCTCCACATGGCTGGGTAACATACAGGTGTAGAATTAACTTGTCAGACGCCCCTGCTACCACTAGAGCCTCGATGATAGCCCAATCTCGTTCACTCCGACTCTTGTGAACGTCTTTACCCCCGTACCCGCGCCTGTCCCCAGTACGAATTTTATGACATGTCTTAGCATCCAGGTTAGCCAAGACCGTGAAGTCTTGAAGGGCGTAAGCGTGTCCCGGAACTTGGCGTAACTCACAAATGGTCCCGTTCTTTGAGTTGATAGTTCCTGGTATACGAAGCAACCGGTTACAGTTATGACAGCTGTCTCCATCCAAGCCATCGGCTAAGGTTTTGTTAGCAACCTCGACTTTCTCTACATCGTATGCATACTCGTCTAATAAATAGTAATAGTGCCATCCGTTGCCAGAAAAGACGACAGCTGATGGAGGAAATGTAGCTCTTGGTGGACTTGGAGTATCGATGTCCACCCATAAGGCCTTAGTTGCTAAGATATCGTCCTTCGTCGCTCCTGGACGTTTCCGTAATGCCACCCCAAAATAGAAGTCGACTGCTCCGGATGAAATGTCGGGTAGTTCACTCGGAGAATAGTACTGTCGTACAGGACCATTCCCGTTTAGTATTTGAGTAACCTCAACTAGGGATCCTTCGGGAGCTTGCCCAAATAAGTCTATACCTATATATGTCTTTGCCATAAGGCTCCAAAAGTACTCGAGTGGGCGGATGCACTCGAGTACTAAGTTACGACATTGGGACGTGGGTTAGACTGGAGGCTTGATCCCGTATCTCTTCACCTTGGGTCGAGAGGTACCTTCGTACTCCCCGGTCCCTGTCTCGAGGATGACGGCGGCCCAACAAGACGCGCCAAGCAGTGTAGCAGCCGCAATCCTCATTGGACCAGACGCTGCTTCCCCAGTGAACGCCTTGAAGGCTGTTTTGGTGCGCCAAAGGGCGTTAGTCTCTAGCATCCAACTGTCAAAGATCATACGTCCATTGAACTTATCATCCTCACCGCCGGTAACCTTAAGCTGGACGTTTACCATCCGGTTGCCGTTCTTGGAAACTGCGGCTTCCAGTTTGGTAATCGTCAACTCTAGATCACCCTGTGGTTGGGCGTCGTCGACGGTACTAAAGTCGACATCGATAACGAACTCATCTGTAGGTTGTGTCACGGTTTATTTTCTCCTTGTAGGTTTAGTGTCCGCCTGGGTTAACGGGCTAGAGTGCCCGGAAACTTCAATATATACTCCGAAAGCAGCTTCGAAGGTCGCATTCGGAACGTCTTCAACCCTTTTCCAGGGAAAGCCTTTCGTGGTTGGGTGGGGTACGAGATGTACTGAGGCCCAATGGTTACATACTTCCAAGAGCCACCAAGTCTGGGCTCGCTCCAGAAACTCGTCGCGTGTCATGTTAACCTTGTAAAGACTTGCGCACCACACCCCGTGCATTTATCCTCGGGGAACTCCTTATACAAACTACCACAGTAGTTGCACTCCCACTTGAATGGAAGCAACCTCGGATTATCCCGAAGGACTTGGGAATCCGAGAGAGCATAGTAATCCGGGGGTAAACTTCCGGAACAACCAAAGTAATAGAGGGGTCCAGTACGGTAGCCAGCCGACATGTCTGGAATCTTATAGGGGGAGGGGCGGACCTCTGTCTCGCCTAAGGTGGGTTGTCGTTTAAGGAACCTACCCACGAGACCTTTAAGGCTTCCCATATATCGCCTCCATAATGGCCGGGATACTTGGATTCGGCATCGCCTTAGGGAGGCTGCCGTATTGGTCTTTTGCAAGGAACCTACCCACTTGGTCAAAGTAGGCCACCGAGTAAGCATCCTCTCCCATCTCCTTCTTTTCGGAGCTGGACAGCTTGGACCGACGAACGAGGCGAGTAGTCAGCAAAGAATACGCTGGTACTTCCGAGCGTGCTTGCCCCCAAAGGGCCGGGCCGTATGACATGATACCAGTTAGTTGGTCTTGCTCTTGACGTTCAAGAGCACTAATAAGAACCGTTAGGTCCTCGAAGCCGTACAGCAAACGGGCGACCATTGTCATTGTCTGGAGAACCTGTCCCCAGTGTTGAATCTGCGTTGGCGCTAAGTCATCCCCCGGCTGTTTGTTTTCGTTCCCTACAATCTCGTTGAGACGTACCCGTTGGAGCTCTGTGGAGCCGTCGATGACGAGAGACTTAAAGGGGTCTACAAAGGGAATGCCAAGTCCGGCTAAAGTTTTGGTTACAAAGGGGTGTGCTGGATCCTGTGCCTTCTTGAAGAAGTCGTACAGAGTATTTAGGTCTTTCGTCTTCTCCAAGACAAGCATGGTTGGCAGATTCGGTTTGTTACGGATGCTCTCCGGGTTACCCCCACAGTTGAGCCAAAGAGCCGGTGACGTACGGGGGTCGTCTTGGACCGTTGCAAGCATTGTAGTCTTACCAGCACCCGGGTCCCCATACGCAAACATCTTCAGGGTCTGGCTAACGTTAGGTTTCCACTGTTTCATTCTATCACCTCGAGTCTAAATTGTGTCCCATCTTCTAACGTAGCTATACCTTCTTGGTAGGAGACGATCTTTTGTCCTACGAGTTTGTTAGCAAGAGCTCTTACAGTAATGGTAGCGCTTAATGTAGACAGATCCTGCAAAAGAGTTTCGTATTGCTTATTTGCTTCTACTCCGAAGCCATTATCTTGGTTTATGACTGCTGCGATGGTAGTAACTTGCTGCACTATGGTAGCTCGTTGCTCCTTCAGTTCATCAAGTGTTAACATTTGTCAGCTCCTTTTATGTAACGACCAATTTGTGTGTCGAAGGTTATAAGACGTTCGGCCGTTAGTGTAAACTTTATCTTACGCCATGTCGGGCGCCAACCAGAGGACGAGGACCCTAAAGGGTCCCTGCCTGGCGGCCCTAGTTGATCATCCAGAGTGACGTTCAGCTTTGCCTCCATGTCCAACTCAAAGACAGAACCGTCGTCAAACTCAAGGTAGACTTTCTTAAGGCGATGTTGTTCCCGCATCGATTTCCTCCTTAGTAAAGGGTCCATACCTTGCCGTGTCCGGGTCAGGACCAACAGTCTTCCACCACTGGAGGCACTTATTACACCTACACGTGTATGGGTGATCGGACGCTTCGGCAAAAAGGGGGTCGACATTGAGTAGCTCTCGAAGCCATTGTTGGAAAGGCCTAAGGGACATTATGTATCTCCTTGAATCTTGAGTACGACCGCGTCCACTGGGTCTTCTTCGACGCGTTTACGGTACTCGTACCGAAGGATAACTTCAGCATCTGCCCCCGCGTTCTTAGCCTGGCACGGGGACTTGAAGGGGCAAAAGGTACACTTCAGCCAATCAGGAGCGGGATACAACGGAGTCGTCTCCCGGCACATTTCTAATCCAGCAATCCATAAGTCATGCGCGGCAGAGATAAGCTCTGCCTGCGTCTTACGGACCTCGAATTCCTTGAAGAAGTCTCCCGAGCCACGAGTCGACAACTCATCCAATATACCCCCGTACTCAGTAAGAAGAGCAGTTAGAGTCTTGTCTCGGTATCCTTCAAAGGCAGTAGGGTCTACGCCAGCACTTTCGGGGGTTTGAGTCTCGTCGATTTTGTACTTGAAGCGGGTTAGTTTCTTGGCGTGGAGCTCTAAAGCTTCTCGGTATATGTTGTAGGTAGTTGCTAGTGAGGAGTTGATCGCTCGGCTAAGCTCGCCGTTCTTGAGCTCCCGTGGGTACTCAGGGATCTTCTTGATAAGGAACCTATAGTGAATGCCGGTAATAGGCTCGCCTAGAACTTGTTGTGCCGCCCAACAATAAATAGTAGCCTGATCATCCATCGAGAGCCACCGCTCGTCTGGGGTGCGCGCTGAAGTTTTATACTCTCGAAGCCATAGCTGATTGGCCACTCTGTCTCGTACAACACCATCGAAACGTCCCGCTAGGAAGATCCGGCTTGAGGGGGTGCCGCTTGGAGTCGGTATAGGAACACTAAATTGCATCTCAGTAGCTACTGTCTCCCAGCGAGCATCTGGTTCCTCGGGACCAGTCACCCACTTAAAGTAGTGTTGGCATAGGCCTAGTCCTAGAGCGTCGGCTGTATCCAGTTTCTCCCGTTCCTCTGGCCACAAAGGTCCTGTTTGCCCCTCGTACTCTTTGACAGCCTTCGCCATGAACCGGCGATAGGTATCTTCTGGGATCTCGCCTGTCTCGTAAAAGTTTGCAATTGCCAGGTGGACAGCCCGTCCCAGTAGGAAGTAGACTGGGGTTACGATAGGCTCAAGGTGCCGTCTCAGCGGAGACGACCAATCCCAACGACGACGGCACGACTTGAAGGTTCTGACGTCCGATATATGCAGTTCAAACTTGGCCATTGTAGGTCCTTTGCTACTTTATAATTATAACGCAAAAGTCTGAAAAAGTCAAGGGTGAATTTTCAGACTCTATAGTGGAGGTTGTGTTTCTTGAGATAGCGGTCAATTAGTGCAATGTCTGTCAACTTTTTGTCATAGGCCTCAAGCATTTCCTCGTCATAGGTATCTACCCCTAGTAACCTAATGATCAACGGATGCTCCTTTTGTCCAATCCGACTCAACCGCATCTCGGACTGTTGCATCAGTATAGACGACCGATGTATGTCAGTAAAGATTCCGATATGGGCATTCTGAAGATTAATCGACTGCCCAATCGTTTGATACGTCCCTATTAAGACTTGCGTATCTCCTTTCTGGAACGCTTCCAAGACCTTGTTCCTAGTCTCTAGTTTGACATCCCCCGCTATGACTCCAGCCCTCTTTCCCAAGCCGATAGCGACACCATGAGCAAACTCCCTAAAGCGAGTAAAGACTACAAACTGGTCAGTGGTCTCCTTCGCGAAAGCTTGTAGCCATTGCAACTTCGCCGATTCCACGTCCGACCCGAGTAGGCCAGGGGCCAAAGCACAACGCGTAAGATGTGTCAATCTCGCAAGGGTGTTCTTGACAAATAGAGTATTGTGTTCCGAGGTATTGATATCAACAAAGGTTTGCTTATCGAGCTCGTCATACAACCTACGCTGGGCTGGCAAAAGGTCGATGGGAACATTTTTATAGATAATCTTGGGGAGTTCCGGCTCGACGTCTACCTGGAGTCTTCGAAGATAGTATGGGGCCACTACCTGAGCAAACGCTTCAGGCTTCTTGGGTCCCACGATAGTACGTCCCCCAAACCAACCATCTGTATACTCAACCATGTCCTCGAAGAACTTCCAGTAGCTACCAAAATGGGGAGCGTCAAACCAGTTAAGAAGCGACCACAGATCTGCAGGAGACTTCTCTATAGGCGTCCCCGTTAACGCCCAACGATGGAAAGACGTAACAGACTTCAAAGCCTTTGTCATCTGCGCTTTCCGGTTCTTGAAGCGATGTGCTTCGTCCGCAACAACCGCGTCCCAAATACCCAAGCCTCTTAGACTTTTCTGCGCGAACCGAAGACCCTCGTGGTGCATAAACAGATACCCACGCTTTCGTGGAAACCTGAACCACTTCCTCACCCTGGGCTCGTCAAAGATTCCTGCTTGTCCTGCAAAGGATATCTCTGCTCCCGGGTCCAACTCCCTGACGACACTAGCAAAGTAAGGCTTGTTGAGGTTGATGCATATGACTAAGATGGGCCCCTGGAGCTCTTTGCAAGCCCAGACAGCTTGGTACGTCTTGCCGAGCCCCATCTCGTCCCCAAGCAGCGCTCCCCTTCGCTCGCTCAGGAACTGTACTCCTTTGGACTGGTACCCTCTAGGAGTTGCTGGCATCGTTAATTATGTCCGCCATTTGCTGTAAGCTTTCCTTATGCCAGACATCCTCCCCGTTTATGGTACGTAATGCCTTTATGTCTGGGTCGTAGCACTTTGTACCTTCCATAATAATAAAATACCCTCTTACCCTCAGCCACAAACGTCCTGTGTGCAGGACTACCTCTGCTATTTTCTCACCCATCTGGAGTCTCCTTTCTGTCGTGGCAGGTACGACAGTCCCAACTTATATGGAACCAATTCTTCCGGTCGTACCCTGCCCAATGATGTGCTTGTAATGGTCCACAAAGCTTAGTGCTTTGGTGACATGTGTCACACTTGTCTGGCTTGAAGATCTTTCCTTGAGCGAGGGCATTGTTGACTGCGTTACGCGCTAACTTCTTGAGAGTCCCTACGTCTTTAGTTTTGGCCATAGGTTGTTGAAGTAGTAGTAGACCGCATGCCGAAGGGCGTCTCGAATGTGGTCACTGCTTGGCAAGACGTACCCTGGAAGGTGTACCCGTAGCTCTTTATCAGGAAACATCTTCTTGATGCTGGGGGCTTGGAAGACAACTCTGATGTCTGTTTTCCAGGCTAGGTACTCAATGACACCAATCTTCTGCGCAGCTGGAAAGACGTTATTGATTAGGTGCTGGGCTGCTCCTGGGAACAAATGGAAGGACTCCGCTACTATGACACACGGCTTGATCCAACACCTTTCAAGCACACCCCAGTCTTTCCAACTTACCAGCTCACGGGACTCGGTAACCCGTAACCCGGGTTCGGTTGCCAGAAGACAAAACCCTGTCGTGGCCCCCGGATCGAAGCTATACACCCACATTGTGTCGGTAGTCCGTAACTTCTTGCATGAACACGAAATGGTATTCGTATAGCGCCTGGTACCCTAGTCCGTCAATTAGCTCAGGACGTACTCGGCGCTCAAGCCACGCCCTAAAGGGCTGTGAGTTCTTGATACCTTCTAACGTACAGAACTTAGCGAACAGCGAAGGACTGCTGGTTCCCGCAGACGTTGCACTTGTAGGTTTCAGCTCCATTAGATTCTCCTATATAAGTGTGCGATGTCTTCTTCCCGCACCCGAAGCAGAAAAGCATCCACACGAGCACTTTAAGCATTTTCATTAGTGTCCTCTTTGGTCCTACGGATCTTTTTCCAGGGCATCGTTCTCCTCCAGGAGCTGCTGCTCCCACTCTTCTTGCTCAGCCAGAATCTCCTCTTGCTCTTCGTCGGGGATAGGGTCAGCCATTAGTCGCCGCTCCTATCAGGAGGAGGAAGATCCACGTCAGAAGCATCCACGTGAGGAGCATCAAGTCGGGCCAGTGCAATGATAACCAAGCCCAACGTGAAGAACAACAACAAGCCCATTGTACATATAGCTTCAAGAACTTCCGGAAACATAACCATGGGTACCTCATTTCGATTTCTGGACTATCTCAACTAGGTCAGCGACCAAAGCGTACACTATAATCACTGCGTAGAGGGCCACATTGTTTTGCACCCGTAGAAACTCAAACAGTGTCGTAGTATCAATAGCCACTGCGATCAAAACGCCGACAAACAATACAGTTAGTCTCATGTTAAGCTCCTATTTGAAAAAGTGGCTGCCGATTCGCACCCTGGAGGATCGAGGCCCATTGGACCTGATTGTCCTGGAATGAATACGGCGGGCCGGCACTTTCGGTCAGGTACAGAGTTTCAACTTC